GAGGCTGAAAAGAGCCAAGAGACGCCAGGTGTTAAGTTTGCTAAGATTGATGTTGATAGTGCAGAGATAAAAGATGTTCTGGAAAGGTTTTCAATTAAAAATGTCCCCACAGTGATTATGTTTAACGGTGGATCGGTAAAGGATAAATTTGTAGGTGCTAAATCCAAAGGACAAATTCTGGAATTTATTAAATCCAGCATGAATTAAAACTAAACTGATTTATACAGGAAAGGGCCTTAAGGCTCTTTTTTGTGATATATAGATTCGATGAAAAATCTTTTTACTTCCTATAAAGAGTGGATTAGAAGAAAAATACTAGTCATCCATATGAGTACGCCTCATATGGATGTTGAGAAAGAACTAGCGTCTTGTGGTATAGATTTTGATTCCTGGAAGTTTGATGAGGTAAATCTAGAGGAAGCATGGATGGGACAAATAGTTTTCAAAAACTTCTATTCCCATTGTGTAAAAATAATGAATAAATGAAAAGAATAAAGCTATTTGAAAATTTTGATACTGATTTTGGATCTTTCGTAGATGACAGAGACGGAATAGAATACAAAACCATAAAAGTTAATGACACTATATGGATGGCGGAGAACTTTAGACATGATTTCTCTTTGAAATCTACGAACAAACATTCCGGGTTCTGGAATATGCTGGGAATTGAATCCCCCGAGATTAGAAAATCTGTTGTTCCTGAATATGGATTTCATTACAACTTCGCAGCAGCTCAAATGGCTAAACCTAAAGGGTGGGAAATTCCAAATGAATATGATTGGCAGGAACTGATCATAGAATTTGCCGAAGGTAAAACCGGTAATGAAAAATATCAGATGGCATTTAAAAACCTGGCTAGTCCCAACTATGAAAATGAAAGATTTAATAGGGATGAAATGGGTATAAGCGGATTTAATGCTCTCCCTGGAGGATATTATACCAAGGATTCGGAGTATCTGAAAGAGGATGTGGTAAATGCTTTTTTTTGGGCATCGGATCAAACGCGAATGCCGAATTATAGGCTTTACTACTACTTCACAGATTATGGAAGCATTAGTGCTCAGGGATATCCTGAGTCCACTTTAATGAGTGTTAGATATATAAAGAAAAAATAAGGATGAAACATCTTAGTCTATTCGAGAGCTGGGGGGTTCATATGAATTCAACTAATCCATATTCACCATTTCTAAAGAATTATGGAGAACCATTTCCACTATCCCAATTAAAGAAGGGTGATAAGGTCACTTATTATGGATCACAGATGTATGTCATAGTTCCCGATGAATATGTTATTGTTTTACACAAGGATCCTAATGGAGATCCTCTAGATGGCACTAGAGTCAATCAGAATATGTTCAGGGAAAAAGGAGCTATTCTGAGAAATTATTCAGTATAATTTCTTTCTCTGAAAAATCCCCGTATATTTGCACCTATAAAAATAGGAGCAAATGTTATACCTCAACTTAGACCCCAATTTTAAACCATTCAGCTGGGGCACCAGCGAGATCAAGCACGAGTCATTCATATTCTCTGGCGGAGAAGTCCATGTTAAGTTAAAGGAATTTTTTCCCTACGAACCGGTCACAATCGTACATCGAGTAAATAATTCAGCAGATCTCATGAAGGTGGTTATGTCAAATGATGCACTGGAGGGAGCAGGCCACAAGGAGATCAGCCTCTACATGCCATATCTTCCCTATGCCCGTCAGGATCGGGTTATGTCGAAGGGCGAACCACTCTCCGTTAAAGTCTTGGCCCAGATTATTAACAGCTGCAATTTCAAAAAAGTCACCCTTTTGGATCCACACTTACAGAAACAGAGAATCGCGTAATGAAATTTGTAATTCCCGTGGGCGGGAAAAGAAAATGGTGGCAATTCTGGAAAAAATCGGAATCACAAAAGGCGGAGGAAGCTCTGGCTGATACTGTAGCAAAATATAGAGAAGAAATTTGGCTGCCAATCGGTCCATTTGAATCCATCCATCTCGAATCATGGAGATACGTGGATCGTTTGGAAAAAGAATGGAAAAAGCATGGAAAGATCATCATAGCTTGCGACTTTGATGACACTGTTCATCCCTGGAGCTTTAATGATTTCGAATTTCAGAAGGTGATAGATCTCATTATAAAAGCTCAAGCCATAGGAGCGCACTTTGTCATATTCACCGCGGGAAAACCCCACAGATTCGAGTATATGACCCAATATCTCACGGAAAAAGGGATCAGAGTGGACTCGGTTAATAAGAACCCAGTTGAACTCCCTTTTGGTAACCACTCTAAGGTGTATGCAAATATTTTCCTGGATGATAGGGGAGGTTTAATGGAATCCCTATCCATTTTGAATCTCACTATGAAAAGATTAGAAAAAATCTCTTAAACAATATAATATGCAAAAGCTAAAAAGAACATTCAGAGCAACATCTCCTTACTATACCGATGGTATAAAATTGTCCACAAAAAAATGCTGGCAACGGGAACAGATTTTCTTTATGAAACATGGATTCCACGTTGAAACCCAGTGCACACCAGAACAAGAAGCCACCGGACTTTTACAGACTATTTACGAGGATGGTAAATTTTTCAACCAGGATTCCCTGACAGAGATTCGCAAAAGAACCTCCGAGCTTTCTCATTTAATAACAGAATAAATCTTTCACTGAATCTATCGGTACTAACAAGATCAAGATCATTCCTGAAATCCTGATCACTGGCGGAAACGGCAGCGATGCCTCACCAATCAATGGACTATTAGGCTTGGAACTTTTAGGCCAGATCAGATCTAAAAAGAAAGAAGACGAATCAAAAGCCGAAGCTTCAAAAAATAAGTCTTCTGATGAACAAATCAATAGCTAGGATGCACAGAATAATTAAACCAAATTCAGAAATTAAATCCCAGGGCGATTGTCCTGGGATTTTTTTAGCTGGCTCTATCGAAATGGGAATGGCCGAAAATTGGCAGGAAAGAATTGAAAATGAGCTCAGCAAATATAAAGTTGAGATATTTAACCCAAGGAGGGATGACTGGGATTCTTCGTGGGTTCAAGAGCAATCGGACCCACAATTTAACTATCAGGTTAATTGGGAAATGAATCACCTCGAGAAGGCTGATATTATTTTCATGTATTTTTCACCTCAAACCAAAAGCCCAATCTCTCTTCTGGAATTGGGAGCATATGGGAACATAGGTAAAATGATAGTTTGCTGCCCTGAAGGATTTTGGAGGAAGGGAAATGTCGACATCTTCTGTACGAGATTAAACATTCCACTGTTTAATAACCTCGAGGATGCCATAGGAGCTTTAATGACCAAGGTGAATTTGATGGCGGAGCACTAAAAAAGATTTCGCCATTCTTTTGGATATATAATTGACCAAAGGAAAGACAATGGCAAAATCTAAAAGTGCGGTAACTTATTCAGCTTCTTACAGAGCTAAACCCAAAAGAAAGAATCCTGGAGTTATATCCAAGAAGAAATCTAGTAACAATAAATTATCCAAGCACTATAAGAAAAAGTATAGAGGCCAGGGAAGATCATAAATAATTTGACTAATGAAAAAAGAAGCCAAAAAACTAAAACACCTTAAAGAGTTCAGACAATTCATGCCTTCTGAATATGAAGTAGGTGGGGTAGCAACTGAATTTGCTACGGAGACGGAAGATTTCATGGTAATGAAATCCAGCGAAGATGCAGATTATAGCGCAGTTTTCACCAATGAGGATGGAGAATACATCACCATCGAGTTGACAAGATCTCTCGAGCCTATTTCTGGAGAAGGATTCGGAAAAATGGGAGTAGTCGAAGGAACTGCAACTGATGGAAGAGAATACTCAGCAGTTGGAAAATATGAAAAAATGACGGATGAAATTTTTGGAGATCTTTGGTCTCTTAAATCCATCGCTATAGAGTCGATCTAAAATTTTTTCAGAAAAAATCAACTTTTATTTTTTTAATTTAGATAGGAATTCATACATTTGCACTTGTAAAACAAAAAGGAAATAATTTCAAGAAAACGAAAAACTTTTATCTAACTTGATATATAAACAACAAATGAAAAAGAAGTTTAACATAGGATTTAACAAAGCAGTAGCTGCCGTGATTAAAGGCTGGAATATGATCTGTGCCTTTAATTATAAAGCTATTGACGATCCGGAGTTAAACGTATTGATGACTTAAACGACAATTCATAAAACGAAATTAAACCCGGATCTCAAAAAGATTCGGGTTTTTTATTTTTATATGGTGCCTAAGCTAATCTGGTGAAAGCGCAGGACTGAAGATCCTGAGAGCCCGGTTCGAAACCGGGAGGCACCACAGAACATGCACGAAAAAGTGCATATAAGTTCTTTGACATATTGGTTCCTAAACACGAGTGTGGTGCAATGGTAGCATACCGGTCTCCAAAACCGTCGATGGGGGTTCGAATCCCTCCACTCGTGCAGCCCCTATTTCGTACCGTTACTTGGATATATAATCTAAGTAACGTACGAATATGGCAAGAAAACCACACAAGTATCATTACATCTATAAGATAACATGTCTTAAGAATAACAGATACTATATTGGAATGCACTCCACTAGTAACTTAGAAGATGGTTATATGGGAGGGGGAAAGATAATTAAAAATTCTATCAAGAAGCACGGCAAAGATGCCCACAGAAAAGATATCATTGAATTTCATACCGCCAGGGAAGCTTTAGTAGAAAGAGAAAGAAATATCATTAACGAGAATCTACTGAAAGACCCGCTCTGCATGAATATAAAACTGGGAGGAGAAGGATGGTGCTGCACTGGTGTTTCTATAGGAGGTGATAAATGTAAACATCTAAATGAGGTATATTGGAAAATTCCAGAAAATAATAAAAGAAGAAAAGATATTGCATCAAGTACCTTAAAAAAATTATGGAAGAATACAGAATATAGGGAAAAAATTCTAAAAGCCATAGATTGGACCGGGAAGACCCACAAAGAGGATTCTAAATTAAAGATAGGTTCTGCCAATTCAATAAATCAAAGGGGCGAATTAAATTCTCAATATAATACGGCATGGATAAACGACGGAAATTTCGATAAGAAAATAAAAAAGGATCGGCTGGAAGAATATTTGAATTTAGGATGGAAAAGGGGTAGAACATCAAAAAAATAGTCGGGTAGCTCAGTTGGTTAGAGCACCGCACTGATACTGCGGGGGTCGTGGGTTCAAGTCCCGCTCCGACTACTAATTTGGAGACGTAGCTCAGCTGGCCGAGAGCGTCTGATTTGCATTCAGAAAATCAGATGGCATCGTCCGCCATAGCTTCCACTATTTAAAAACAAATAAAAAACAATCACCATGGGGGCAGTAAGCAAGAGAAGCTAAGAGAAATATCCGGAAGGATAGGAACAAGACATCAGAGAAGACTCAGAAAATACTCAGAGGGCTTCCACGAAAAATTCAACTTCTTTCTGATGTCAAAAAGAAAGGGACTATTGGATTTCTGCGGATCTCCCGTAGACGTAGAATATGATCCAAATGGACCAGATTCGAGAGAGGGATTTAGGATGTATGATGATGGGCAATTCAAGGGAAAGACCATTAAATCAAGACATCCTAACGTTCTTCAATCGGTCATCATAGGAAAGAAAAGCTGGGGCTATGGCTGGATCAGTGGACTGATGGAATTACGGATTGGTTATTCACTCAAGACGAGCTTCTAGATCAATTCCAAGAGAAAGGGCATAGTAATCCCGGGATCGTTCCTTAAAGACTTCGAAAACACCTTAGAACGAAAGAAATTGAAGAGGAATCTAAGGTACTTAGAGGAACTTAAAAATAATGCTGGTGTGGCCGAGGGATTAGGCACTGGTCTGCAAAACCAGGTACGGGGGTTTGACTCCCTCCACCAGCTCCCACACAATCCTCGGTAGTTCAGTTGGTTAGAACACATGACTGTTAATCATGGAGTCGCAGGTTCGGGTCCTGCCCGGGGAGCAAAAATTCGGTCAGTTGAGCAATTGGTCCGCTCGCCAGTCTGTAAAACTGGTCCCTTCGGGGGGTGAAGGTTCGAATCCTTCCTGGCCGACAATTTTGGGAGTATCGCATAGCGGCAATTGCAGGGGACTGTAAATCCCCCGCCTTACGGCTTCGCAGGTTCGAGTCCTGCTGCTCCCACCAAATGCGTTCGTAACTCAGCTGGTTTAGGGAAACCCTTAGAGTACCGAGCTTTTAACTCGGGAGTCGCAGGTTCGAATCCTGCCGGGCGCACCAATAAGAAAATTATCTGGGACGTTAGCTCAGTGGTAGAGCACTAAAAAGATTCTTTGAAACCTTTCTCTGATCATTATGGCGAGGTAGCTCAGCCGGCTAGAGCGTCGGATTCATAACCCGGAGGTCAGGGGTTCAAGCCCCCCTCTCGCTACCAAAATAGTCTTGTAGCTCAGTTGGTTCAGAGCAGGATCCTTACAAGGTCAAGGTCGGGGGTTCGAATCCCTCCAGGACTACCAAAATCAAATAGTATGTACGCAGTTAAACCTAGAAACTCCCTTAAAAGGCGTACTATAAATGTAAAGATGTAAGTTATGAAATTAATTGATCAATATTATAATGATGGATTTAAAAATATTCACGGCTGGTGTAATAATGAATTATATAATATTCTTAATCTTTTAGATAAAGCCGAAATTAACAAGAATGGTGGTTGTTTAGAAATAGGTATACATCATGGTAAATTTTATTGTTTGCTAAACAGCTTGGTTGATGAAAAAGAAACTAGCATTGCTATTGATATTTTTTCGAATCAACATTTAAACATAGATTCTTCAGGATATGGGAATTTAGAGATATTTAAGGATAATTTAGTTAAATATGACGTTCATAAAGGTAAAAATACTAAAATACTAAATTTTGATTCAACTGATATTAAATTATGCAAGGAATTAGAAAAATATGCTGGATGCTTTAAACTAATTTCAATAGATGGCGGACACACGGCTGAACATACAATATCAGACTTAAAACTCGCAAATACAATGATTAATAATGAAGGCATTGTATTTATTGATGATATTTTACATCCTCATTGGCTAGGTGTTTTAGAAGGAACCGTAAAATTTTTAGAGCATAAACCTACATTAGTACCTTTTGCATTGGGTAGCAATAAATTATTATTATGTAAATTATCCTATCACTCATATTATTACGGACTGTTTAGTAGATCTTCATTAAGAAAAGATGAAAAAATGTTTTTTGGACATAAAATTATAATATGTCATCATCATTTTGAAAATTAAATTTAATATAGAAATTCTTTCCAATATCTGGGAATATAGGATATAATATCATCCCGCTAAGGGGAAACGAGGAGTTATTTCTGGCGGAGGGAAGAAAATAAGATGGTTCCATAGTTCAACAGGATAGAACGGGAGTTTCCTAAACTTCTAATCCCAGTTCGAGTCTGGGTGGAACTACCAAAAAAGATAAGAAATGAAAAAAACAGAATATGTGCATTAGGTAAACAAACCTAATTCCAATGAGAAAAAACAAAAAGAGAAAGAGTCTCAGCGAGGCTTCAGACAGCAGAACCTACACGATGGTTCTTAAAAACACAGATCAGTACTGCTACATTTGCTGCAGAAGAGCTGGAGTTTACCACGCATATTGTGGCCCAGAAGGAAACAGTAAAGGCAGGGGAAAACAGATCATGGAAAAACCATCGCGGGAACCAATGGAAAGAATACGATGGTCCCTTAGTTCAATGGATTAGAACACACGACTACGGATCGTGGGATGGAGGTTCGAATCCTCTAGGTACTACCAGTAATGCAGTAGTCGTATAATGGCTATTACACCACATTGCCAATGTGGAGATGGACTCTCTACTGCTCTAAAACAAAATTGCTTTCAAGCGATCGTAAAGACCTCTTATATTTTCTGCATATATAGAAATGAACATTTACTGTGAATTCAAATTCACCGGGGTTCAAATATCTGAATGAAATATGCCAATATTTAATAACGAATACACCTTTATACATATTCCCAAATCCGGCGGGACATCCGTTGAATTTTTTATGGGAGAATGCGGCAAAAGAATGTCTCTCTACTCAGATAACGGATCGGTTTTCATAAATGGTCACACCCCACAGCACTGCACATTTAGGGAGCTGAACGATCTCGGGGTTTTGACTGATAAGATATTTACTGTGTTAAGACCTGATGTTGAGAGAACAATCTCTGAATATTTTTGGCTCAGAGAAAGAAAAGCCGAAGTCATTCGTTTTTTCAGCAACTTTGATGAATTCCTAGATCTATTTTTAAACAAGGAAAATTCTCATCTGTTTGACAATCACAATCTTCCCAATTCGGATTTTCTGATTGATAAAAGTGGGAGGATAGATTCCAGAATCAAGATTTTCAATTATTTTGATTCCCAAGCGATTGAACAATACCTGGGAATGACCGGATTGGGAAATCATCATCACTTCAAAACGCAGAAGAACGAGGAGATTAGCGAGAGACAAAGGAAGAGAATAATGGATTTTTATTCAGCTGGGTTAAAAACATAATCTCACATAAAATAAATGCACCTTTGGAGATCCCTAAACTGATATTTTTATTAATGGGAGGGAAAAATTTAGTTTTAGATACATACTTCTGAAACTTTTAAAAAAAAACCGGATAAAACCAAAACAACAAAAACAAAATGGGAGTTAAAATCTATACCGATCTTAAGGATCTCAAATCTCAAGAGAGAGACATTTTTGAGTTTGGAGCAGCCCTTGGGAAAGCATCTTCTAAATCATGGGACGATGACTTGGATGACGATAATGATCCATTTGATGATTTCGACACAGCATCAGATTCTCCTTGGGATGATTTCCTATATGTTCTAATTCCCGATGGTGATGAAGACATTAGAACCTCTATAACGATAGGTGAATCTCTAGGGGAGGTGAGAAGATATGATTGCCCGGATCCTGAATATTCTTTTTTCGTCGTCGTTTGACACGAATAAAAATAAACAGAAAGACCGGGACCTAAAAAATCCCGGTTTTTTTATGTAAATGTTTTTCTTTCAAAAAAGTTTTTTACGTTTGCATTGTCAATCAAATAATTGACAAGCTCTTTGACATATTGGCTAGAAAGAATAAGCGGAAGTAGCTCAATTGGTAGAGCACCGTCCTTCCAAGTCGGGGGTTGCGGGTTCGAGTCCCGTCTTCCGCTCCGGGCCCGGCCCAGAACCATCCGAGATAACAGGACTTGTATTGGCACTCAAAATATAAACATTGCGGGGTAGAGCAGTTGGTCAGCTCGCCAGGCTCATAACCTGGAGGTCGTGGGTTCGAGCCCCACCCCCGCTACCAAATATTAATAAATAAAACCTGTACTAAAATGACAAAGTTCAGAGATCAAAATCTCAGAAGTTCGCTAGCCAGTATGCAGACAAAATCTGAGTTGGTAGAGGCCAGGGCAATCCCAAAGCCAAACACCGGCAGGAAAAGCCTAAATCCTATAAAATAGAGAAAAAGCCTAGTCGCTGGAGAAATTTCTACTATTATAAAGTGATTTTTTGATATATACATTCATAACTAAGAATACTGAATGTATGATTCCTCATATTGTAGAAAATTAACTTCTACACTAGTAAAACATTCCATAAATGAACTTTTCTATACAGGGAATGTTGCCACTGGATCCATGATAATAACCAAAGAAGTTGTTGATTCTTTAGGTGTGGATCGAGCATCAATTTGGACTTATAATTCCGATAGAGATGGAATAGTTTGTGATAAAATCTACATTAAGAGTACAGGTCTTTTTCACGAGGGGCTGCAGCTTTTTGAAAGAGACTATCCAGAGTATTTTTCTTATCTTAATGGTGACGAACCCATTATTGCAGACGATGCAGAATCCCATCCGGCTACCTCATGTTTTCTCAATTCATACTTAATTCCTCTGGGAATAAAGTCTATGCTGAATGTTCCAATATGGCACAGGGGAAGAATAATAGGTGTTTTTTGTATTGAAAGTTTAACAACAAGATCTTGGAAAACTGAAGAGATTCACTTTGCTCAAATACTTTCGTCTCTTTATTCATTTTCATATTCCGTAAAAGAAAGTAACAAATTAATAAGCATCATAGAAGGTAAAGAATCACAGCTTTCTAATAGAATGGACGCTATCAATCGTTCAAATGCTGTTATTGAATTTAGCCTAGATGGCATAATCATGTACGCAAATTCTGCTTTCTTAAAGACAATGGGATATAACTCAGAAGAATTGGTCGGAAAGCATCATAGTATCTTTGTTGTTGATGAAGAAAAGGGGTCAGAAAGTTACGCCAACTTTTGGAAAACCTTGAAAGCCGGTAACTATTTTAGTGGAGATATAGTTAGAAAGAAAAAAGACGGAACGCTAGTTTATCTACGGGCAACATACAATCCTATTATTGGTGAAGACGGTAAACCTTACAGTGTTATGAAAATTGCTACTGACATTACTCAAAGTGTTAATCAGCAAATGGAGATTGAAAAGAAGAACGCGTATCTTGAACATGCAGCAAAGATTCTTAGACATGATATGCACAGTGGAATCAACACTTATATTCCCAGAGGAATTTCTTCTCTGGAAAGAAGACTTACCCCTGAGCTGATGAAGCAGTGTAAACTTGATATGCCTTTTAGGCTTCTTAAAGAAGGCCTTTCACACACCCAAAAGGTTTATAAAGGGGTTTATGAGTTTACTAATCTTGTTAAAAAAGACACTATTCTGGAAACTCAAGAGCTTAATTTGAAAAGTATACTCGCCGACTATTTACGTTCAACATCATATTCAGATTCGGTAATTATAGAAGATCTCGGCATATCCCAAGTTAATGAATCGCTATTCTGCACAGCAATAGACAATCTTATAAGAAATGGATTAAAATATAATGACAATTCCACGAAATGCGTTAAGATATATAAAACCGAAAACGTTATTAATGTTGAGGATAATGGAAGGGGAATGACGCAGGAAGACTTTGATAATCTTTCTAAGCCATATGCTAGAAAGAAAGATCAGGTTGAAAGTGGATCCGGACTTGGCCTAAATATTTGCGTTGCAATTTTAAATGAACATGAATTCGATGTTTCGTGTAAAAAATCTAAATCTGGTGGAACCATAATCTCCATTAAAATAAAATAAACCGAAAAATGATAGACTCTATACTATTAGTTGACGACGAGGATCTCTTCCATCTTGTTTTTGAAGACGCATGTAGTCTTCTGGACATATCTTTGAGCCTCCAATGTATATCAAGCTCAGATGAAGCTGCTGAACTATTCAGAAAAATCATGAATGGGAAAGCAGAAAAGCCAGAATGTGTTTTTGTTGATCTTAATATCATCGGATCCTCCTTCGATGGCATTGAATTGGTCAGAAAAATAAATTTCGAATATGGCGATGGCGTCGTAATTGGAATTATATCATCATCTAATGATTCAGTAGAACAGGCTAAAGCAGTGAAAGCTGGAGCTCAATTCTGGATCATAAAGTCCGATAACATAGAACCAAGACTGGAAGAATTCAGAAGAGATTATTCCGGATTTGTAAATAGAACCTCACCCTTTAAGGTATACAAATAAACCATAATGAAGATAGATAAAATTACGAGAGATTGTCTTTTGGATCTCTACAAAAGGAGAAGTATTGCCATAGAAGGGAGCATTCTAAAATTCATGGTGGCAGAAGAAGGTGATGATGAATTCAAAAAATATTTGCAGGATGCAACAGAGAAAGACAAGGAAACTAGGAGAAAAAGACTGGACATCACAAAGCAAATTCAAGCACAAAACATAGAACTTGCTAATGGCAGGGACGAAAACATTAGAATAAACGACGAGTTAAAGGAGGCATTAGCCGTAGCGGAAGAGGCCACGAAGAAGGCAGAGGCAGCAAAAGAAATAGCTCTCAATGATTTGGAGGTTCTTCAGAAAAGATCACAGACCGAATTAATGAGTATAATTGTCAAAGTTGCTCTAGTTGTAATAGGAAGCGTAGGGGTAATAACTACTATTATGTATATAATTGCTATAGTTACAGGGAAAGAAACTCAAATCATAGGTTCCACATGGTCCAATATGTTGGGTATTCTTCTAACCAACGCATTTAGTATAGTCGGTACTATTATGGGGGTTAAATATGCAACGGAAAAAGATAAATAAGGTATGTACACAAAAGATCAAATAGAAAGGGCTGTTAAAGCTAAAGGGTATGTCTGGTTTGAAGATCCGAATAACAAAGGGTTCGATGTCAATATTGTTGGAGTAAGAAATTCTGGCCCGGGTAAAAAAGTCACAAATGTTTTTGATGACTCCATCACAATCTCATATAAAGAGAATGGGGGGTGGAAATTCCACGAGTGGGAAATGACTGCAGACCCAGGGAAAAAAGCAGTTCTAGAATTCTCAAATTCCAGAGGAGTAGCTATTCTGGTACCTGGACAATATAGGGGATCACATCAAATTGGACTGCACAAAAATCAATACGAAGCTCTTAGACAAAGATCTAATGTGAAGGTATTTCGTGACAAGAACAAAGATATGACTTTTGATATGGATCCCGCGACTATTAATGAAGGAATATTTGGGATCAATATACACAGATCTAATCCAACCACCGAATCAACATACGTTGAGAATTGGTCAGAAGGATGTCAAGTGTTTAAGAGAGTAAGAGATTTCAATGAGTTTATGTCGATATGTAAAAAGGCTAAAGAAATTCATGGAAACAGTTTTACCTATACATTACTGGAATCCAAAGATATTTCCTGAAAAATTTTTTTATCTCGGGAAACCTTTTTACATTTGCCCCCATATAAAATTAGATCTTGATATTTTAGCTAATTAAAAAGCTTGATATTTAGATTCGTTAAATTTATTTGGATGAAGATAGACTTATTAAATTCGGAAGGTGGCATAATCATAGCCACCATCACCAACGGAGAAATCATTCTCTCCTTCCATGGATCCAAAGAGACCCGGAAAATATCCCGCGACAATTTTGTCCATTTCGTATATGGCAATTACGTAATTGAATCTCCAAGCGGGGAAAAATATAGCTATTCAGAATATTCTTCTGATATGAAACCTTCAATGGAAAAACTGAGTGAATTTCTAAATAAGCTTGGAAAAAATATGGAAATAGAAAGGAAATGGCTCCTTTACAAGCTTCCGGATCTCCCCGAATCTGTTCTAGAGAAGTCACAGGCCAAGAGCCTTGTACAGATCTACACTGAAAAAGGACGATTCAGAAGTGAATCCTGGGCAGATCCCAATGGAGAAGTAAAATCTAAATACACTCACACAGTTAAAAAGACCATAGCTCCGGGTATTATGGATGAAGCCGAGAAGGAAATTCAGGAAATGGACTTCGTAATGGCTTTCGCCGAAAATGATGGGTTCATCAAGAAACAAAGACTGGAGTGGAAGGATGGGGACGTGAAATGGTTTTTGGATAGTCTGGAGATTCAGGGCACTCTTTTATTGGAAGCTGAAATCACTAGCATCGACTACCCTCTGGAAATTCCTCAATATCTGCAGGATTCAATATTTGCAGAAGTTACTGGAGATAAAAGGTTTTATAATAGAACACTAAGAATAAAAGCATAAATTTCAAATGATCACAATAACGGTTGGACTTGGTAAGCTGGACCATATCAAGGGGGCTAAAAAGAACCTTCAGGAAGTACTCGACTCAATAAACGAGGATATCAAAGTTTTGGAGGAAATTCCAAGACATGCAATTTCTACGGAATCATTTGTTTTGGCAAATCTTAATTTCGGGTATGGCAAGATATCGGGTGCAATTAAACATCTGGATAAATTTATGAGTGCCGCAGAATCTGATTTTGCAACAAGATCTGAGGTCACTTCAGCAATATCAGATTCCCAGCCTTATAACTACGGATCTAGAGAAAATTATTAGTATGATAAGCAGATCTAAAGAAAAAGTCAAAGTAAAAGTTGAAAGGGAAATATTCACTAAACACACAGGTGATAATCCTCTCAAGTGGAGTGATATAAAACATCTAGATCTTCAGGATGATGACGAGATCCATGCAAGATGGGAGGAGCCATACTATTCAGAAAACAATTCTTATGATGGGCATTTTTACTCGGTAATAATTCGTCACGAATTGGAAACTGACGAGGAATTTCAGTCTAGAATAAAAAGAATCGAACGAGAATCCGAGGACATGAGAAAGAGAAGATATGAGACATATCTGAAACTCAGGCAGGAATTCGAGGGAGAGGAAAAAAAGAAATTCCTAATGGATAATGAACTAATCACATTTCTAGCACTCTGTCAAGACATAGAAGAAGAATTTAAAGAGAATCAAGCCTGTATTCTTGTAAAAGCTGGAACCCCGGGCGGAAGACTTTCTATCAGAAAAATCTATAGCACTATGCAGGACTTCCGAGATAAGGCCTACGATTACATAAGAAATCTCGATACCTCACTTCAAGTAGATTTTGAAATCTATGAATTCGATTAAATAAAAATAAAAAATGAACGGTTTGCAGGTAAAAGAAACTAAGGATCTGGTTACAGAAATTGTCTGTATTATCGACAAATCAGGTTCGATGCACACCATTAAAAATGATGCAATAGGTGGATTCAACACATTCATCGAAGAGCAAAAGAAATTAGAGGGAAAAGCTAATGTCTCCCTGATTCTGTTCAACACAGAATACTCACCGGTCTATTACAACAAGCCTCTCGGGGATGTTGAGTCATTAAACGAAAAAACTTTTCAGCCATCTGGAGGAACAGCTTTGCTGGACGCGATAGGCAGGACTCTTAATGAACTAATGACCAAAGAGGGAACAGAGATAGCTCCGGACAAATACCTTGTAGTTATCCTAACAGATGGCGAGGAAAACTCCAGCCGGGAATACACCAACGAGGCAATTAAAAAGATCATCGAGGAGCTTAGAGCAAAAGGGAATTGGGAATTTGTCTATCTGGGTGCTAATCAAGACGCATTTAGCGTTGCCGGTGGAATGGGAATATCAGTTTCAAACTCAATGAACTTCACAGCAGATTCAGAGGACACAAAGATTCTTTATAGAAAGATGTCCAAAATGTCAGCTTCTTACAGATCATCTGCAATGTATAGCGACACCTCTAATATTATGTCCCAAGCTTCATTGGAGGTGGACGAGGAGATTAAAAAAGAAAAAGAGAAAAATTCAAAAAATAATTGAAAAATATTTTTTTATCTCAGGAAACTCTCTTACATTAGCGTTATAAAATAAAAAAGAAGGATCTGGCTATGGGTTTTCTTACTTCTAAAAATCAGAATATTAATCCGACGCTTAGAAGCTTAATTTCCAGATCTAACTAATACGGGAGGCTATGATAAGACTTACTTCTTTCAATTTGGCGAACTAGTCTTAACGATCTCCTCCCATTTTTTAAAAATTTAAAATCTCAGGATAATGAAGAATGTTATTCAATTCAAAAGAGGATTTATTAATCTTCCATCAGCAGGAAACAACAACTACCAAAT